TGAATCTAAGACAAGCTCCATTAGGCCAGTGCCACTCTTTCTTTTGTTCTAGCCATTCGCCCCCTGTGCCTGCGTACATCTTGTGTGATTTAAGTATTAGATCCTGCAACTCTGGGTATGAGCGCCGAAATATTATGCCTTGCCATGCGCTAGCGTAGCGGTTCACGTCTTGGAGGTAATCTAGTAATAAGTAATAAGATTTGCCTCCACCTCTGGCACCTCCAAAGAATAATTCTGGACACCAATCAGCCTGGATCGCGTCAAACTGTGGCCCTGGTTGTGGTCTTAGTTTCGGCCTGCTCTTTTCAGCCACTCTTCGGGAGCCTCCGATCTTGCTCTATCAACTAATGCTTCACCGTCTTTGCCTGTATGCTGAATCTCCGTCTTTTCCTTCCAGCCATGTTGAGTCTTAAGGTAAAAGATTAGACTTGCCTCCTTACCCTTTTTAATATTGGCGAATAACGAGTTTAACGCTTGGGTATAGGCAACATCCTTACCCTTCTCTAGCTCCTCTTTGCAGTGCTTCCTGAGCGTTTCTCGGTGCATTCCTAGCATTCTTGCTATCTGCTCTTGATTAAGTCCGTACCCTGCTAAGGTTTGCACTTGCTTGCGCTGCTCGTCGGTTAGGGTTTTAACTGGTCTAGCCATCGAACGGCTCCCCGTTAATCTTGCACTTAAACTTCTTGCCTGTTTTCTCGCAATGCTTTTTGTAGCGTTCTATTATGACGTGACAGTACTTAGGGCTTATTTCCATGCCGTAGCATATGCGGTTTAGTTGATCGGCTGCTATTAGGGTTGTGCCTGAGCCGAGGAAAGGATCTAACACTAGCTCGCTGGTCTTGCTTGAATTGCTTATGAAATTTGCAAACAAATCAAGCGGCTTGCTGGTTGGATGCTCAATCTTCTTATCGCCCCTATCGTATTCAAAGACGGTATCTAAGTTTCTTTTGTCGCAGAAATAATGCGCCCCATCATCCTTCCAGCCGTATAAAATCAGTTCATGCCTATAATGATAATCACACCGTCCAAAGACAAATGCGTGTTTTACCCAAACGAGAGAATGCTTAAATATAAAATTAGACGCCATTGCTTTTATAAAGAAAGGCAATAGCGTGCCCGGCGGGCACGCTATATAAGCCGCGCATCCTTTCTTGGCGTTTTCTGCACAACTATCTAATGCCGTCTTTATTAAATCATAAGTCCCCTCATCCCCTAGATCGTCATTTGTAATTACTCCACCGCTACGGTGTGTTTCGCGTCGCGGGTCTTTCGTCCCTCCAATATGATTAACTCCATAGGGCGGATCCGAGACAATAAGATCGGCGATCTTGCCATCCAACAACTCAGCTATTTGCTCTCGACTATCCCCACATAGCACCCGATGCGCCCCAAGCTCTATCAAATCGCCTAACTTGATAAAGGTCTCGTCATTCTCGCACTCGGATTCGTCAAATTCATCGTCTTCGACCTCTGGCTCCTCTTGGTCAAATAGATCGCGTAATTCATCTAACCCCCACGGCTCAAGCTCGAATCCGTTATCCTCAAGAAAGCCAAGCTCTAGCTCTAAGTTATCAAATGACCACGTAGAATCATTCTGAAGCTTGTTGTCGAGTATGCGATATGCCTTCTTTTGCGTGTCTGATAGTCCGGTTTTCTTTAAGACTGGTACTTTATCAAGCCCTAGCTTCTTAGCTGCTGCATAGCGCCCATGGCCTACTAGGATTATATTATCTTCGTCTATAACTATCGGCTGGTTGAAGCCAAACTCACTGATGCTATTAGCGATTCGATTTACCTGTTCTTCTGGATGGTTGCGATTGTTGAATTCATAAGGAATTAACTTCCCTATATCGACTTGTTTTATTTCCATTGGTGCTCCTTAGCTTGCCTGTTCCCTATTTTTAGGAACTGAATAGAGCTAACCAAGCATAAATCATCCAGCTTTATGGGAATTTCTATTATTTTTCTTTTTCATGTTGAGCGAGGAAAGGATCTGAAGTCTGATCTTTGGTAGATTGAGTTCTAAAATCTGGCAACAAAACTTGAATGATAGAAAATGACCGCTATCTGATTTTACCCACCTGAGAGCTGAAGTCTTGCTATTGTTCTCTACGCTTCTTTTGATTGCGTCCCACTTACTACGGTTGGACATAAATACTTCTTGCTCTGCTATGTCTGAATATGCCCTTGCTATCATTGCAGCGGCTAGCCTTCTGTATGGGTATATACTTAGAGAGTTATCTATTCCATCATCATCTAGAACTTGTGGTGCTTTCTTCATTCTTTCCGTAGGGTTAAATTAAGATCGCTAAAGTAATAACAGTTGCCTTTGATCAAGATCCTATAGTCGTAATCCGGTTGGCAGAATTTGAGCTGGTCAAATTTTAGATTCCATTCTGCATGGATTTTTTGAGGATACTTCCTGCCAGATTTGGTGTGTACCACCTTTGGAGGTTTAGCATCCCATCTGCAGTGACGGTTAATGTTCTTATCAAAAAAACAAAAATCAACATTTATATTATAGCTGCGAGTCTCCCCAGCTTCATTATAAACGGTATAAGAGATATCAACCTGTGATTGTAGGTCTAGAATCTCCCCTGCAGTCTCTCTTAGCTCTAGTAGTTTTAGGCATTCTAGCTGCCATTGGGAGGGTATCCACTCGCCTTTGTAGTACTGGCCCCGCGCTCCGGTTCTAGAATTACTCACACTATAAGCCTTCTTTAGACTGCTATTGTGGTAAGCCAAAAGCTTAACCTCTCGCTTCCATCTCCTAGTCTCATCCTTAATCTGCTGTTGTGCAGGGGTTAAAGGGAGTTTAGGTTTAAAAGCTGATCGCTTCACTACTTCCCCCTAAAAGCTAAATAAGCGTAGTAAAGCAAAATAGGCCAAATCCCCCAGGAAAATGCCTCAATATTAAATCGGACTATCCAGGGTAATGATTGAAAATCTAATGGCATCATAATCCTAGCCCCTGCCTAATCTTCTTAGCGTCTAATTCCAAAAAATCGCATATCTGAATAAACGTGAAGTGGCATCCGTTAGATTCAGCATCCGATTGGAACCACTCTAACGCCTCCTGTTTGTAAGCGTCGTAATCTCTCATTTTTACGCGCCGATATTCTTCATTGAATTTGCTTAGGTTCGGGACTCTGGTTAAATCCTCCATAGCCATTTGAAGCGTCGAGAGTAGCAAATACCTGTACTCCTTTGGTATTCTTTGCGCTTGTGGCTGATAGTATCTTTCAAATAAGTCCATTTTAACCCCCAAAAAAGCCCCTGCTAGCTTACTACACCTAGCAAGGGCAAAACCTATTAACCTCTGACTAACTGCTCCAATTGACCAATTCTCATGTATAATTCTTCGATTACCTTTGTTAGAGAAGCATCTTTTTGCTGTGCGTTTTGCTCAAGCGCAACAACCCTATCTAAAATAGATGAAGGTTGTGCTAAATTGGGAACCGCTTGCTCTATTTGATTCGATTGTAAAAAATTACTTATATTATGTTTCATTTTCTTCTTCTCCTTTTTAATTAAAGTTATTTAATTACACCAGCAATCTCACCCAAACTTCTAGGGGTATAAAACAATGGCCCACCAGTACTTGGTATGAATTTATTCATTAAGTTAATCACAGAATCATCATGCCCAGCACCTAGGCAATGTGAGACTTCGTGTCTCCCTAAATTTTCAGAGCTCTGCTTTAAAGAGCCACCACCAATTTGCACGGCACTAGCTGAGCCATTAGCTATACAGCCTTTTTTTACGCTTCCAGTTTCAGCCATACCACCGAGTCTAAGCTTGCCACCGTTCGGCCATCCACTAGAATCGATTTTATTGCCAATGGTCCAGGGTGGAGATATTACATAAAGAACGTGATTTCTTTTGCGTAAATTGCTAACTTTTCCTTTCCAGTAATAAAATTCCTCACTAAATCTGTCATTCGTGTTAATTACATCAAGCCTTTTATAAACAAACGGATCCGCAATATTATATCGTGCTCCCAATTTTGCTTTAATACCTGATGCTCTAAGGAAAGCTATGATATTTTTCATCATATCCTTCTTCTCAATTGGCGTCATATAGGGGCTGCCAACATCGACGTAATCAACAATAATTAACTTCTTATTAAAGTAAGGCGATGCAAATGCTTTCGTATTTATCAACATCACTAATAGTAACAATATTATTTTTTTCACAGCTATTTCCTCCCACAATTTTCTAAACATTTATTTGGTACAACCTTAATATTCTTAAACTGATATTTTTGATGCTCTTGTATAAAATAATGACAACCACTAAGAATCATTATCAACCCTATCATTATTGTTTTTTTCATTTATTCCCCTCATTGTTTAAATAATTACCTCTAATATTCTCCAACATAACCACCGCCAAAAACGCCTCCGACTTACTCACATCCACCGCCGCAACCCACCTAAAAACCTCAATCGCTGCATCGATATCATCAGCGTCAATTATCAGCCTTGGAATTTCAGTAGTTTTCCATAGCTCGGTCACTCCGTCCTGAACTAGCGCCTGAAGGCTGATTAGGTTATTTTCTGGCATTGCGCTCCCTGAGGTATTTACTAAGCGCTGGAGGTAAGCCCTCGATAGAGCAAATTATAGCAAAGTCTATCACAATTACACCAAGCGTAATTGATAATAGCAAGAATATAAATGCCAATGCTGGCCCTAATAACCACACGAAAAAGGATTGAATCATGACTTAGCTCCCTTAACTATATTATTAACCCTGTCAATTAACTGCTCTGGTGTATCTATATCATCTGCCATAGCCCAAACGCCCTCGTATAACCCCTTAATAAACCTAGCGCCCATTTCATATCCATCCATATATAAACTTCTTTCTGGCTCAGACATCCCATGTATATCTGCAATATTAACTGCTAAGAGTGCTTTTCGTTTTATGTATTCACTCATGACTTCACCTCATCATCCTTTCCCTCCCCCATTAATATACTTTGCAATTTGCCTTCAAACTCCTTAAGCCTCCTATCTCTTACCATTTCACTTACCTTCACCAAGGTATCGCTTAATAAGAGGATTTGTTTTTGCTGCCTTTCTCCCCTGCTTGATAAGTGGGATATGAAAATTGAATGAAGTGCGACAAATACAGATAAAAATATTAATAATGCGCTCATGACTTTGGCTCCTTACGCTGAAAAAAACGATCTATGTGAGTTAGTATTTCCTCGGCAAAACGAGCGCCAACCGCATCTAGATTCACGATAGCCAGTCTACTCTCATTATACTCATCAACCTTAACCTCTGGCTTCGATGGATCGGGACAAGGGGTGATGCCTTCCCTCATAACCAACATAGCATCGCCTGTGGAATATCGCATAACGTTAACGTCTTCTCGAAACATGAGATGACCGGCTTTGTTAAGTTGGTAAGGGCGATCTCCTTTATTATTCAGCAAAAACCAGCCGCCTGTGGCCATATAAGCAAGCGCCTCAAGTCCGGTCATCTCTTTTTTTGGTTCCATTGGTTTTCCCCCAAATAATCTTTTATTAAAAATTTCCTCTATAGCTGCTTGCGTTGGTGTTGGATCTGGTTCTGTGTATGTCATTGGTTCCTCTTCTTCTAGAGTGTAGGTAAAAATAGTGTACGGCCCACCACCTAAATAATTCTCATTGCTAATATTATCTATATTTGTTTTTTCAGTATCAAATGACCTGCCATGATTTCCTTCTGTCATGTATATCCGCTTCGGTGGATTCATTTTGCTCTCTTCCTCGGTAAAACTTCTGGCAACTCCCACCTGGTACTACTCCACCATTTTAAAGCACCGCATTTTGGGCACCATTTGCACAAGAGAATCATCAGCTTTGCTTTATCGCTCCAGTACCGGCATTTCTTTGCACCGCTATGAGAACATCTCGCCTTTTTCTTACTCGGCTTTTTCATTTTGTAGGGCCTCCCGTTTGACTAAGCATTCATAACAAGTACCATTCTCGCCACTACCGCGATTAACAAAATCACCACAAACTATGCACTCGTATGAATTTTCGCATTCGTAGCATGGTGGACATACATGACAAGAACAGTCTTTTATTCTAAGTTTACCGCTCATTCCGCTTTATCCTTACTCGCTAGCCATTTATCTAAATCAAAGGTAACTAACAGTCCGCGACTTGAATAGCATTGAAGCTCCGCCGTGAGCGCTGCCAACTCCCTCAACTCTTCGACTGTGCAGAAGTAGCCTTCTTTACGCATATCAATTTTACTTGATGTAGTGTTCTCGATCGTTATCTGATCGCCCCAAGTTGATAATCTGCACTTAATCATTCTTTCTCCTCGCTCTCGGTCTCTTTCTGCCAGTAGTCTTGAAATGCCCGCTCAAAATCATCTGCTCCAGGGTGCGTATAGTGCGGACTACTCCAGTCGCTTCTTTTATTCCAAGCTCTTTCAAACGCCTCTCGCGCTACCTGCTCTAGCTCATTTAATGCGGAGGAACGGCCTGCGAGAAAAACTTCTTCAAGCGTAATAGTTGCGTAGCCAGTTGATTTTCTTAGTTCGTCAAATGCTTTCTTTTCTTGATCGCTCACAACTCTTCCTCCGTATGCATATGAAAATGTGCTTCTATTAAATCTATCAATGCCAAAACCTCATGCTCTAAAATCAACACTCCATTAGTTCCTAACGATGAAAGCAGCTTTTTATATGCGCTTCTTAAGCTTTCGTTTGCCTCAGCCGCTTTTCTTTCGCTATCGCTTGTCATTCTCCCTCCTTTCATCTTCTCGCCCTTTAAGATATCCTTTCGTATATTCCACGCTCATTCGATCTAGAATCGTCTTATGAAGCTCCCCGCTTTCGTATAGCTCTAATAATTTAGCCTTGCGCGTAAAGCTAAACACCTTCTCTATAGACTCTTTTAATAATTCTCTATTGCTTGTCATGATTCACCTCTCGCCACTATTTTTCTAAGATATTCAAGTCTTTTAGCGGCAAAACCTAAATCCCTCTCTTCTACATCTGTTAAGTCTTTAATATCTTGCTCATCTAAAAACCCATCCTTTTCTTCGTTGCACATTGAACAACGCCTCTTGCCAGCAAAAAGCATTTTTGGAAAGCCAGCAATCCTTTTCCAATCATGCTCTGAGCCATTTAAACAATCTGCTTTATCTGAGTAATAGTTGATTGTGTAATCTAGAGTAAAAACAAAGTTTTTGCCGCACTCACTACAATCGTGTTGGTAAGTCTCGTCTGTCTGATGACAATCATCTGGATCATCTAGTTCAGCTTCGCAATACGGACACTCTATGCTCATTACTTACCTTCCTTTTTGCCGAGGGATTCGATTCTGCTAACAAAATTACTTGTTCTAATAGCTACAGCGGTATAGCCTGCGTCTCTAGCAATACTCGCCAATAGTTTAAATAAGCTTTCGCTCTCATCCTTCATCTCCCAAAACTCCATCACATCACGCAAATCATCGACGTTGGTTTTTAGCGGTTGTTGGTTATTGCTCATAAACACTCTTCTCCTGAAGCTCCAAAACTGCCGTCGTTAGCATTTCTTCTCTTGCGTTAATTACGTCAAAAACTGCGTTCATCTCCTTTTGATTAGCTACGCAAACTTCTGCTAACTTAGATAATAGAGATAGGGTTTTATCAACATCACGCCTTAATCGTTTTATTTCTGATTCTTTGTTGATATAGTTCAATAATCTCCTAATCATTTTCCACCCCTTTTAATAAAGTCATTTGCCTTTTTAGAATCAACTTCTGGAAAATCTTTAATGTAAAAATTTAGCGTATCATTAAGCCTTTTTAGCTCTTCTAGGGCTGCAAAATTAACTAACCTTTCGTCTCTATCTTTCTTTTGTATCGCTTTGTTATAGAATCTTTCAGCTAAATCTATTCTTGTTTTAATCACGCAAGCGACCATGAATAAAACTTGAGAAACTATTCTAGATGAGCATCTTAAAGCGTATCTTTTTTGATAATCCTTTCTACGCCGTATCATTTCGGATCTTGTTCTCATGCTGCTACCTTCTGCTTAAGTTCCCTAAGCTCGAAATAATCTTGCTTTGCTATTGCGTTAAAAAACCGTGCAAATATTGGGGCTAGGTTGTTGTTAACCTCATAAGGTTTATTGCCTCTATCGGGGCACATCTTGCGAATCTCGCCTAAAATTTGCATTTGCCCTAAATAACCCCTTTTGCCTGGAAATATATTTGCGCGCATATTTGCTAACGCGATTCGCTTAAACTCTAGCCAAATTGGATACCACTCGTTAACGTCGCTCATGATCTCGTTAACGTCTTCGGTCGTGTAGCCCTCCGCTCTTAAGATAAAGCGCATTAGTTTTACTTGGTCTGCTGTGATATTCATGCAACCCCCTTGCGAGTGATTTTAGTGATACAATCCCTAAGCAATTCTCTACCCTTTTCAATTACCGCCGGATCTCTTTCTTGGCTTAACATCCTTTGAGAGTCTCTTTTTCTAAGCTCCAATCTGTGGCGCTCTTTTCTAGCTTCTATTGATTTTTGGGCAACCTCACCAACCGTCGGCGGCCATTGTCCGCACGTTTTTAGCGCAGTAATAGTTCCTGAAAGCGCGTCGCGATAATCAATCATTTTCAAAACCTCGCCCCAAACGTCTAGCCTCTCCTGAGTTACCTGGAAGCGATCCTGAAATTCGCTCGCTATAATCGCCATTATTTTCAAAACCTGATCTCGTTCCATCTTTTTTTGCCTGTTCTTTAGCCATTAATTCTTTGATAGTTTCCTGGGTTGATTTCTTTTGTGGGCTGCCTCGCGCTTGAGTTGTCGGATCGTATAAATTGCGGGTTTTCGTTAGTGACGCCGTATGCTTCAACGCTGCTAGTAAATCATCTGGCCGCCCTGCGTACTTGAGCAATTGAGACTCGATCCAAATTTCATCTGTAACGCCTCCGCTCGCATTGATTCGCTTCATGGCTAGATATAGCCATGTGCGGATATCTGGCGTGTCCAATTCTTTTAAAGAAATATTAAGATCAGTATCATAGTCAGAGTCAGGTAATCCGATTTTACTTTCCGAAATAATCGTAGTTTTCTGCGATTCATCTGCGATTTTTTCCCGAAAAAGTTTGATTAACGACTTTTCAAGGCAGTAAGGAATGAAATCTGCAATATTTTCGATCTCTGCATTCTCTAAGATGTCTAAGATCGCATCTTCATCTATTCGAGCGTCTTCGGCTGCTGACATAGCAAGATAGATTTGAGTTAGACACATCGCAGATATTTTCCCGAATTTTCTCGATAAAGCGCGAATTTCTGCCAGGTTGTAAAAATTAACATCTAGGTAAGCTCGCTTAAGCTCTTTTAGCGATCCGACTGGCATTTTTAACTTTTTGGCGTATTGCTCTTGGTCGCGTCTACAAAATGAATTAGTAAAATATTTTGTGCTCACTTCTTCCCCCTAAAATCAAACCGCACCCCATAGCATGTAAAGCTAGGAAAATGCTCTTTAACGTAAAATATATGCGCTATTTGATGCCAGGAAAGCCCGATAGACTTCAGGTATCTAATGACTGAGATAAGATCATCTCTTGAATTGTGATATGAATCGTAGTATTGTTTGGTCATTGGTCGTCTTTCCTTAAGCAGATTACGATCTTTAGAAATGGCTGCCTTTATGGTGGCCGTTTTTTTGATCTGCAAGCACAATACTACAACCGGCAGATCGGATCAATCAGTTATTTGCCTCTCATAGTCTTTTCATAAGCTACCCTAGTTTTAACCTCATCCATGTAGTTTTGCTCGTTAATAAGCGAATAGCTTGAGCCCAATAAATCAAACAGGTGTATCCTACTCTCTACCATTGCCGCGATTAAATGCGCTGTATAGAAGTATATGCCCGTTATTATCATGAGGCGTTTAAGCCACAGAATCGACTCGTTCGTGAAGGTTTTAATTTTCATCTTTTTTAATCTCCTTTTGAATTTGCGCAAATTCGTCATAAACAATTACGTGAGGTTTCACTCCAGTACATTTTCGGTTTAGTTTTTCAACAAATACATGAAATAAATTGCCTACATATTTTTCATATTTTATGCGAGTAAGTTCAATCCGCTCATCTGACCAAGTGTCTGGAACGTAAATAACCCAATTACGTTTATTCATTTCTCGATCTCCTTTTCTGCAAATTCGTCGGCTGCTTTGATAACTCTCTCTGCTTGATTCGCCCAATATCTTTCGTTTTGACTTATATCGTTTAACGCCACCTGCTCAAATATCCTGCGGCGGCGTTCTTTGCGATGCTTGTCGATGCGAGCAATAAAAGCTTCTGTTATTTCTTTTTGCATAATCTCTATATTTTTCTTACCTAAGAACATTCT